GCTCTTTGCATTCCCTCCTTTGCTTATCGATATATTCAGCCAAGTCAGCTACATGGATCATGCGCGGTGCCTTTTGACTATCGCCGGCGCGGAAAGTTGGTACAGGAAGTTGATTTAGCCATGCCTTCCTCTCAGCGGTTGCCGGCTTCATGCCAAAATACTTTTCGCAGATTTGAGTGAGCGGGATCGTAGCTGTCTCAAATTCTGCCATTAGTAAAAACATAGTATTCATCTCACACCGCTCCTATCGCCTGTTCTACTACCCGAAAAGCTCGTTTACGTACCTTTTTCTTCGGCTCGATCCTTACCGGCGCTACCTGTGGCGCTGGTGGCCGGGCAGGACAGTGGCCGTTACGCATATAGCGCTTCTGGTTCATCTGCCAAATAAGCTGGTTAGTTCGGTCGCGCCCGTCATCAATCTTGACGCTGGCTTTCACCAGCGTGTCATTGAGGTCTGCCATGTTGTGATCAGCCATTTCCCACCGCCTCGTTCAAAATTTCCTGCAAACGTTGTTCTGCCTTTGCTTCAGCAAGCAACCTGAAGTCGCGAAGGTCAGACTTTGTATGTTGCTGGCTTAGCAGAATGAGCAATTCCTCCTTCTCAAATTTACTGCGCATGCGATTAAATTCCTTTTCTTCACGACGAAGGATTGCAAGGCGCTCGCAGATACGGCTACGCATCCAAAACCACGATTTGTGAGCAACTGTTGCGCGGCGATGCCACTCGCTTTTTTTATCTTCTGCTGATTCCAGCGATGCCTTAATGCTGTCGAGCGTTTTGTTGACGATTGCCAGTGCCTTAAGGTGATCCCCAATGCCGTTCAGTCCTTCGAGATTGATGCGACCATTCTCTAGCTGAATGTTGTTCATTTCGCTGCCTCCGTTGTCGCTGCTCGGTAAGCACGCAGGCTCCGGTTTACTGGCCCGCTGATTACCGTTTTCCGGATGAAGATGCCTGACGTTCTGGCAACCACATCAGCAGAGAGAAGGGCAGCATCCACTGCCCGGTTATGCTTGCGGAATTCCAGCAGACTACTGGTGATAGTCAGCGTGGCTACGGCTCCTTTATTGACAAACTCAAACTTCATGCGCCGACTCCTTCTTAATCATTGCCTCAACTTTCTCCCAGCCGCCCAAATCCATCACCATTTCACCGAAACGGGAGAAGCAGGCATTCATCCACCGAATGCCGCGGGGCTTAAGGGTTGGCACAGTTCCCCAGTCAACAAAATTAGAGTTAGAACGTTCTGTAAAAGCATCTATATCCAGCAGGGTGATGTATCGTGCGCGACGTTCTTTCAGGCTCATACCTTTCTCTGCCAGGTGAGTATCGATAAAACCCTGTACCGCGTGTTGGCTCAGTAAGATATCACCATGCTGGTGACGGAAAACCGGGCGCCGATGCATGCTCACTAGGTGAAACAGATACGCATCGGCAATCCATGTAAGCGCCTGCTGGTGGCTCTGCTGCAGCGTCTTACCGTATGAGTAGGGTTCATGCTTTTGCACGGTCAGCCTCCGGTGTGTAAATTGCTTTGTCATGACTGAACTCACCGTTCCATGATTTCTTCATGGGCAGTTCGCCTTTCATGTACAGCTGGAACAGGCGATGACAGCCTTTCTCCAGCAAAACAGGAGAGAAGCGGGTGAATGTGTCTTTTCCGTGTGGAGTGACCTGCGTTTGGTCTTCAGTTAGGTATTTGTCGCGGGCGTAGCTGGCTACTCGCCACCGCGGGTCTTTCTCCGAATCGCGCTGTTCGTTATAGAGCCAGTTACGTTCGAAAGCCCACCACATCATTTTGCTGACGTTGACACCGTTCAGGCCTTTACAGAACGCCGGGATCGTCATGCCTTTGGTAAAATGTTTTTCCAGGCTCTCAACCGTGGCATTGAGCGTTTTGTTCTCCAACGCTGCTGCTTCTGCGCGTTCTTCTGCCTCAATCACCATCAAAGCCAGCTGTTTACGGCTGATGGCTTGCTGAGCAGCGGGCGCGGTAATGGCATTGCGCTGTGTGAAGTAAAATTCAACCAAGTCTTCGTGGTAACCCCACGCCTTATCGGTTTCCAGCATCTTGGCGTGGTTGGCCGCGCCGCGTTCTGTCCAAAGTGTCAGACTGCGCGTTTTGTTTGAAATTTGTGCGGGACTGAAAGTCACTCGCAAATTCTCAAGTTCATCACCTGTGAGCTGGAAGTAGTGCTTACCTTCAACAAAGCGTGATTTGTTCCGGTTGAAGTTGCGACGAACATTCTCAACATCGGTACCGTAACCCGCCGCCAGCTGCTCAGTGGTAACCACGCGCTGACCGCGATATTCAATCACCTGCAATTCACTTGCGGCGACTGATGCCAGTTCAGTTTTCATAGCCATATTATTTTCCTCAGTGAACCACTGGCATGTCTGGCATGCCTTCGGTGTTAATCATTTCGATAAAGCTGTCATGCAGCATTTCCATCCCTTCGCGGCCCATTGCTGACAGCTGTAAGCCGCGTGGGCCAGTCTCTACCATGTCTTGGTACATCCTCAGAGCCAGCGGCAACCCGGTTTCGACGCCATACTTTTCGATGGCGCACCCCTCGACGTGATTGGCCAGGGAGAACCGAACCGGCCCCGGGTAAACGCTCATAGCCCCATGCTTTCCTGCATAGATAGCTGCACGATCAAAGCTACCTTCACTATTAGGAACGTCGATGGTGCCGTTAGCATCGAGCAGGTCACAAATGAAAATGGCTACCACTGCCCAGCGCCATAGAGTGACCTTCTTCTCCATGCTGAGTGACAACAGCCCTGACTCTTCAGCCTGCCAGATGTAAGAGAGGAGGCGCATACCCTCCGGTAGCTGTAGGTCATACTGGCCACCGTCTAACTGGCGGATAGCAGCTGAATACCCGATGATGCGGTTTCCAGATTTAATTCCGTCCGGCGTAGCTTCCTGAAAGGTTTCTCTCTTCATTTGCGATCCTTTTGCGCGTTGTAACGTTCGTGGGTCATAAGTTGCCAGTCTTTACCCTGATTCTTTGAGAGCAAGCGCCAGCGCGGGTTGACTTTGAGGCTGAGATAGCCGGTTTTATGCATGCGGCAAGCAAAGATTCGCCGCCTGCGATACTGACCCAGCGTTTTCGTTGCCTGGCTGATTACCAATTCAGGCGCACGTAATGCGGTCATTGTCATTTCTCACCTCGTCGGCTAAATGCCAGTTCGGTCAGGTTAGAAATAAGTGCTTCCATAAAACCCTCTCCTATAGCGGAAAGTTTTCCTGATTTAATCTTTACGCACTCGCTATAGGTTTCGGCTATTTCACGATCTACAGCATCACCAGGCATGGATTTACGAACGGCGGTTTCAAATAATTTAATGAGAGCTGTATTTAAAATGTCGGAATCCAGTTGAACGGTTGTCATCGAACCATCAGGTAATTTAGCCGCTGTCACCATATTTCCGGTTTTACGCACCATTTCAGAAAGGTAAATGTTCACCAGTCGCGTACGATTGCGCTCAACGATGTTTTGCATTAATTTCCACCTTATCCTGACGTTTTTCCTCTTCCTGCAAAAAGAATTGAAATTTTTTTGCCATGTTAAATGCTAGGCCGATTATCGGATCATTCACCTGCAATCCGTTTCCGGCGCCACGCTCGAGTAAAAGCTCCATTGATGAAGTAAGCTGGCTTGCCATTTCAGTCGCTTCACAGATAATAAGCTCGCTCGATTTCATCACTTAACCCCATACGCAGCTTTCAGCAGTAAAACAGCAATGTGCCACTCGCCAATTTCTCGCATCAAAATTGCCTGGCGGTATTTGGATTTATCAATTAAGGAAGACATTAGCGGTCCCCCTTGAGATTTCTTGAGGTTTGGCTCGCCATGAAAAACAGTTCATCAATAAGCGAGCTAAAGCGGCCAGCAACCTTGATATCGGTTCGGGCCAAAGGCTTATAGAGCAATTCGTAGAACTCTTTTCTAAGCTGCCCTGCATACTCCTCAGCAGCCTTAGCAGTGTCTGCTGCTTTACTAATTCTGATCCCATCGATGCTGGGAGCGCGAACGTCACAAGAGGGCAGTTTAATCCGTTCATTCATAATAAGTTCCTCGGCCCGTTCTGTGCGTGTGCATTCCCAGCGCGGGCGCTGTAATTAAAATGATTTTTATACTTAGAGGTTTCTTAGATCGAAATCGTTAATGTCTTTTTGGATTTCAGATAACCTTTGTTTTACTAAAATCAATATGGAGTGTTCATTGGGAAAGTCATCAATTTTTTCTTCAAGAACATTTAGTGCGCGGAAGCAAGTGTCTATGCCAGCCGCCCAGCTCAGAACTAAATCACTGACCTGGCTTTTATTTAAAATCACATCAATCTTCTTCATCCTTCACCTCCAAAGATTCCAGAACGAATGGGGCATGAACTTTTAGAATTTCTTTTGCTCTGTCATTAATCTCTTCAGCTTTTGAGAATGCGCAAATAAGACAAGAGAAGTTATCTATTTTTTCATAAAGTGCGAAGGTGGCAATATTTTCCAGATTAGAGATAACCTGATAACGGAATTGCTCTTCTGTTTTAAAAAAATGGCGGAAGATACTTTTGTTATTCACAATCGGTATTTCTAAAAGAGAACCGTTGTCCTGGCGAATACGTACGTAATCGCACTCAATATATTCATTGACTGATGATCGCTTCATTTAATTGGCCTTAACGTGGGGCGATGATTTAAGCCTACACATTTCGTTGTATTCTGTAAACCACGTTTGTTGTATTTATTTGCGATTGAAACTTAAGCTGTTGTTATATAAGAAAATAAAAAACAAATTTTGTTTTAATTTTTCATTGGGGGTATAAAAAAACCCGCCGAGGCGGGTTTGAGGGGGGCGAGCATCTTTAATTATCTCTTGCGGCGATAAATCCTATGCTCGACCATGGTGCCGATGATGCGCAGCGGTAGCTCGGTGGATTTGAGAGAAGGGTAGTCTGGGTTTAGAGGTGTAAGCTCAAAAGTCTCATTCCCTTGAAATCCTATGCCGGTTGGCCTGTATTTTTTAAAAGTTGCCTCATGATGATCATTGGCAGCAACAACAAACTCTCCCGGGTGGGGCTGAATTTCAGGATCAAAAATGACCACATCCCCCTCTCTGAAGTCAGGCTCCATTGAGTCTCCCTGAACTTTAAGAGCAAAGGAATGTTCTGATAGGTCAAGGTCTGTCATGACATATTCAAGAGCCCCGTCAAACGCTTCAATTGGGTTTTTATGCGCTAGAGCCCCGGCCTGAACGTAACTAATCAAGGGTACCTTCCTTGTATTCACTTCTGCAAGAGTCTGAAATGATCCACCATCCATAAGCCACACAGGGTCTGATTGCAGTGCTTTTGCTATCTCCAGCAAATTACGTGGACGTTTGGTCCTGCCGCTCTCTATTGACACTATGCCCTGCTGGGTAGTCCCAGCCTTCTCTGCCAACTGTGCTTGAGTCATCCCAAGCTCTACTCGGCGTTGCTTAACTCTGTCAGAAAGGTTCATTTCATCCATCCCCATAACAAGTGCGTACAGCATACAACAATTATTGTATTTGACAAACAACAAAATGAGTATTCTAATACAACAAACGTTGTTAATATTTTCGGGGGTTGTATGAATATCTCTGCTCGTCTTAAACAACGGCGAATAGAACGGGGTTTAACTCAGCATCAGTTGGGGCAGCTGGTCGGAGTTAGGCAGCAAACCATCCAACGTATTGAATCTGGGGCATCGCACCGTCCTCGTCACATTATTGAGATTGCTGAAGCGCTTGAGTGTTCAGCTAAGTGGTTGCTGCATGGCTCTGATGGAAATGAGGTCCTGCCATGAGTATGGAACTGATGGTGAAGGCAATGAAAACCAAGGTTGGAAATCCGCTTCGTAAGCTGGTTCTCCTTAAGCTTGCTGATAACGCCAACGATAAAGGTGAATGCTGGCCTTCTTACCAACATGTTGCAGATCAGTGCGAAATAGCCCGCTCCTCTGTCAAATCTCATGTTCGCGCACTTGAAGGTATGGGTTTATTGAGAAGAGAGTTCCGCAAGAACGGCGAGCTAAACCAGTCAAACCTGTTTTATCTGACTCTCGATAATCCGGCAGCTAACGCATCTCCAGAGGGTGGGTCAGGAGCTGCCCTAGGTCAGGAGATAACCCAGGTGGGGCAGGAAATGACCGGGGGTGGGGCAGGAGCTGCCCTAGGGGGTGGGGCAGGAGCTGCCCCCAGAATCAGTCACTCTTTTGAACCAGTCAAAGAACCAGTCAAAGAACCTATATCTATTGGTGCACAGGCTGATGCCTGCACACCGAAAAAGGTTTCTGGTCAGGGTTACTCTGTTGAGTTTGAACAGGCCTGGTCGGCTTATCCGAAGCGTGCGGGCGGTAACAGCAAACAGTCAGCATGGAAAGCATGGAATGCACGGATTCGTGAAGGTGTGAGTGCTGCGGAAATGATAGCTGGCGTTCAACGTTATGCAGGTTTCGTCCTGGCTACTGGCAATACAGGTACGCAATTCGTTAAGCAGGCTTCGACGTTCTTCGGCCCCGATCGTCACTTTGAAGAATCGTGGGATGCGCCATCAGCAAAGGTGAACCAGACGCCGGCTCAATCTAAACACTGCGGTTTCGCAGAGCGCGATTACGGAACAACACAGATGCCTTCATGGGCCAGAGAGGTGAAACAATGATTTATCAGGCTGACAATCGTAAACGTGAGATCGCCTCACTGAAAACGCACATTGGAAATCTGCTGGAAGAGTTGGATTTCGCTGGTGGAAAAGTTTCTCCGATCGACCGCTGCTTCGATAAGAAAGAGGCGCTGACGGGACACTGCAAAACTCACGGCAATTTTGAAAAGACGCGCATCTGGCATGAGTACGCGGGAAGGGTAAGCGAAAAGCATTCCCGGTGCCCGGATTGCATCAGCCAGGATATCCAGAACGCTGAAAATGCCCGGCGCCAGCTTCAGACGGATATTCTCCTTGAAGAAGCATTCATTCCTGAGCGATTCATGAAATGCGAGTTGAGTAATTACGAAGCCTGTAATGCCAAAGCGAAGGAAAACCTCAGTCTTGTTAAGGCGTACGTTGATGGCTGGGCACAAATGTATGCTGCCGGCACCAGTCTTATTTTCAGCGGCAAGCCCGGAACCGGTAAAAACCACCTGGCTGTAGGGCTGGCTAAGGAAATTATCCGTAACCACCAGGCCAGCGTTCTGCTGACCTCAGTAATGCGGATTATCCGTGCGGTGCGCAGGACGTGGGAAAAAGACAGTGAGCGCACCGAGTCAGACCTTATTGAGTTTTATGCCTCGCGAGATCTACTCATTATTGACGAGGTTGGCATTCAGTACGGTAGCAACTCTGAAATGATTATCCTGTTCGACATCATGAATACTCGCTACGAGCGCATGCTGCCAACAGTGCTTATCAGCAATCTGGCACCGCAGGAGATTTCAGCGACTATTGGTGAACGCCTGACAGATCGCATGGTTGAAGGCGGTGGCGCCACGCTGATTTTCGACTGGCCGAGCTATCGCAGTCAGAAAGGAGTGGCTGAGGTATGAGTAAGAATCTCTGGCGCGATCAGGAACTGGAGGGCGCCGTTATCGGCGCCATGTTACTGCGCGGCGCTGATCCGGAAGTCATGGATATTATTTCTTCGCTGCCTGAGACAGCTTTCAATTTTTGGCAGTACCGGGAAATTTATAAAGCATTAATCGCGCAGGCCAGAACAAAAGGCGTTATCGATCCCATTTTGCTGGGAGAGCAACTGCCGCAGCATCAGTCGCTTATTGATGAGGCTGGAACAATAGCCTGGGCTAAATCATCGCTGAAGTCGTATTCAAAGCAGATGAAGCGCAACGCAGCTCTGCGTGATGCACAGTCAGCCCTGAGCGACGCAGTAAGCAAGCTAAACAACGCACCCAACAGCGATTTCGGCATTGCTGCGCTGGAAGAGGTTAAAGCGCTTGTGGCTGCCATTGAAACGGACGCTGATGCTGTGAGGCCGATAAGCATCGATGAGTTGCTGCCAGCCATCATCAACCGCCTGGATGAAAAAGTGCAGGGAAGAAGTGAAGGGCGAACAATTCTGACCGGTATTGAGGAGCTGGATGCAATTACTGGCGGATTTGATGAAACCGACCTGGTATTGCTGGCAGCCCGGCCTTCGATGGGCAAAACGGAAAGCCTGCTTGATATCACTGATAAGGTTTCAGCGGCCGGCGGCGGCGTACTACTTTTCAGCATGGAAATGAGCGCGATCCAGATTGCAGAACGTCAGGTTACTGCGGCTGGTGGGCTCTCGGCTTCAAAGCTGAAATCTGCTGAGAAGCTGGAGGATGAAGACTGGGCACGAATTAGCAGTGGCATTGCCAGGATGACCGGGCGCCCTATCTGGATGGTGGACGCCACAGACCTGAACGTTGACCAGATTAAGCAGATCGCTATCCGCCATAAGCAGGCGCATCCGGAAACAGCATTGATAGGCGTGGACTACCTTCGCCTGATTAAGCTGCAGGGAAACAGCCGCCACGATCTGGCTGTAGGCGAGGTTTCGAAAGGTTTGAAGTCACTGGCCAAAATTAACCGCACACCTGTTATTGCGCTGAGTCAGCTGTCACGAAGCGTTGAGCAGCGCATTAATAAGCGGCCTGTAAATGCCGACCTGAAAGATTCGGGCGAAATTGAAGCAGATGCTGACATCATCATGATGCTTTATCGAGATGAAGTTTATAACCCGGAGTCGCCGGCCCGCGGCATCGCTGAAATCAATATTACCAAAAACAGGAATGGCGCTCTGGGTACGGTATACCGCCGGTTCTTTAATGGACATTTCCACGACATCGACCAGGCAGAAGCCCAGAACCGCTGCCGTGAAGAGCAACCACAACCTTCCAGTAACCGCCGATATTCAAGAGGGGCAGCATAATGCGCACAGACAATCCAGAACACAAAGCCCTGTTTACCATCCCTGAACCGTCTTACGGCACAGCGGTGGCGACAACTAAGCCATTGCCACCCCAGCGCGTCATAACCGGTCACAAACAGACTGACGCTTATCTGTGGGTGCTAGAGGTAATCAGGACCAATGAGCCGGCGCACCTGCCTGCAGCAGAGGAAGCCCTGGCGAAACTGAAAATCACACCGAAGCAGGCGCAGGAACGTTACAGCCAGTACCTGATGAAAAGTGGAGTGGCTCCCTTCCAGATCGCCTTCGGCACAATATCGATGGACAATCCGGCAGGTGCTATCAAAGCGGCAAAATCGGCTATTGAAGAGGCCAGCAAGGTTCGCGCTGCATTCGGCAGTTACGATGCGGCGATGGATAACGTACCGGCTGAAGATTTGATGCTGGTGGGGGAGGCTGGAGAGGCTTACTCAGGTTACTGGGGATGGAGTGAGCAAGAAATTGCAGACGAATGCGTAAAGGGGGCGCGGTGCTCAGAAATTAACGAGCAACGCAAAGCCATCTCAAAAGGTTTCGTCCAGCATTTGCCTGAACCAGCAACGCTTTCAGACGTGGTGCGTGAATTCCAGTACTGGGACTGGCTGTACGGCATGAGAAACCGTGCGGAGAAGGAGTTGGGTTATCAATATGCTGACGGCGGCAGGTGCCATATCAATGACCGCGAAGAATACCTGGAGCCACTACTTTCAACGCTTAAGCCTGTATCACGTCAGGAAGCGATCGAAGTCTGTAAATGGATACTGGATGGCGAACGGTTCATGGACCGCGGCGAACTGACCGAAGCAATTATTCTTAACCTGGTAGGAGAGTGTGACAATGCGTGATATTCAGCTTGTTCTCGAGCGTTGGGGTGGATGGGCTGCGAATGAAGGTAGCCAAGTTGACTGGTGTCCAACAAGTGCAATGTTTAAAAGCTTGCTTCCACAAAGCAGTAAATCACGGCTGTCTTGCAGTGATAACGATGGAATGATTATTGACACTGCCGTTGGGATGCTCGGCAAAGCCAGGCGCCAGGATGAGATGGAGCTGGTAATGCTTCATTACATGTACGACGTCTCGAAATCGACGATCGCCCGCTGGCATAAGTGCTCTGAAGGAAAAATCAGGCAACAGCTGATGATTGCAGAGACCTTCATTGATGCTTGCATCATGATGACTGGGGTAGAACTGGAAATGGATGGGTGGACACAGAGAACAATCGTAAAAAAAGTTGCATAAGGGCTATTCGTTACGAATTTAGCCTGGTATTGTGCTAAGAGTGGTTACGAAGTCACACAGCTTAAACATTTAAACCTCGCTCAGGCGGGGTTTTTTTGTGGCAGCCGCCAATATCAGCTGCCTTTAATTTTATTTCTTAGGAACCATGAACCAGGCTCGCCCTACTGACTTAGTAACAAGCACTCTGGCAGGAGATTTAACTGAGTCAGCAATCTGCTTGACCTCATCTCTTACTGCAGTGGTTGATAAATTTTTTGTCGTCACATATTCAGCGTCGAGGAGTTTAAAAACTTGCCCCGTATCGCTTGTGATCTCTCTTGAGTAACCCCTAGCCTCCATTTGCTCATGAAGCTTCTCATAGTCTTCACCATCAGCATTTTTTAACTCAATACGAACCGTAAAGTCTGCCATTTCGACCTCCATTCATTAATTGAGTGAATATGATATCAGACAGGTCCGTTTCATGATCTTAAAACTGATGGTCAGGATTTGGTGGCAGACATTGAAAAATAACTCAGGTCAAAGGCTCGCTTTGGTGGGTCTTTTTCTTTTCAGCGCCACGCTCGGCGCATTAAACCACAGAGCCTTTCAGGGGGAAGCCGTAGGGATTAATCTGTATTTAGGTTTGACCTGCTTGTTTCGAAGTATAGTAACCTCAGCCGTCGTCAGAACAATGGACAGTACCGGCTTCCGAATCTGGATGCAGGGAAAGCGACTGGCGGCGGCGCCGCTATGGCTTAATCTTTTCTGAATTAAAAAAGCGCCTCTTCAATTCCTAAAGAGGCGCTATAAAGATACACGTTTCTATTTACCAGAAATTTTCTTTCTGGCTGCTTAACCGTAGCAATGACTTAACGTTTTCTTGTCGCTAAAAATGCGGTGAGTCCTTTGTTTACCCATATTTACGTTACCTCAGGCTCACTTCGGCGGGCCTTTTTTATTTTGCGCACGACGAATCCCTTCCCACACTCCTCGTGATCCTTGTCGTCGATGCGCACTTTATTCCTTCAGACTACAGACCGCACCGACCGTAACTACGGAGGTGGCAATGAGCATCAATCATATGAGCAAACTGGCATCAGGCGCAGCTTACGGCGCATCTGCTGGGGCAGTAGCCAACGGCCTGTTGACCCGGCTCAGTCCTGACGAATGGAGCGCCGTCGGCGTTATCGCGGGCATTATCGTGGCGTTATTCACATTCGCTATTAACTGGTATTACAAACGAAAGCACACACTGGCGCAGATTCAGGCTCTCCAGCGCTGGCCTACGCAGCAGCAACTGAATGAGGATTAGCACATGGCTATGTCAAACAGCCTGCGCAATAAGTTGCTGGCAGCGGCTGGCGGCGGGGCGATGTTGATTACTACCATTTTTCTCGGTGGTAAGGATGGCGTGGAGGGGCGGGTGTATGAACCCTATAAAGACGTCGCGGGCGTCTGGACAGTTTGTGACGGCATTACCGGCGCCGGAGTAGTTCCGGGCAAACGCTATTCCGACAAACAGTGTGACCGCCTGCTGTGGAATCGTGTGAGTCAGGTGAAGGCTCAGGTCGATCCTCTGGTAAAGGTGCCGCTGGGCGAATACCAGCGCGCCGCCATCTACAGCTTTACCTATAACGTCGGTATCGGCGCGTTCTCTAAATCAACGCTTCTGAAAAAGCTAAACTCTGGCGATGTTGATGGCGCCTGCGAAGAACTCCGCCGCTGGGTCTATGCCGGTGGCATGAAGTGGCGTGGTCTGATGAATCGCCGCGATATGGAACGTTCATTATGCCTGGCGGAGAGTGCTGATGATCTGGCTGGCAAATAACTGGCGCTCGCTGCTGTGGTTCCTTCTGGCGTGCTGCGTGGTGCTGTTCGGCTCAATAGCCCATCACTACTACACAGAATATGTCAGTGCGATTAACCTGGCAGAACAGCGTCAGGAGACCATTAGCGACCTGCAGCGCAGGCAGAAAAGCGTTGCTGCCCTTGATGAGAAATACACGAAGGAACTTGCTGATGCTAAAGCGACTATCGATCAGCTGCGCGATGACGTTGCTACTGGCAAGCGCCGGTTGCAGCTCAACGCCAGATGCGCCACGAACGGAACGCCCGGCACCTCCGGCATGGATGATGCAGCCCGCGCCCGACTTACTGACGCCGCTGAACGGGATTATTTCACTCTCAGAAGTCGAATCGAACTCGCTGAAAAACAGATAGCGGGCCTGCAGGAATACGTCAGGGAGCAATGTTTGAAATGATGTTTTGTAAAGATACAGGAAAGTCTAGTTATCAGTGGGAATGTGAGTATACTTCGGCCTGCAAGATAAAAAAATAACCTCTGAAAGTGGAAATCCAGACACTTACAGAGGCAATGCAAGGCATTATTCGTTCAAGGCGGTGAATACTCACCGATATTCAGCGTAGCTAAAGTTTGACCCAGTGTACATAAGGACAGCTTTCAAAAGATGCTGGTCGTATATGTATACTAAATACACTTTTAAAAAGGTGTACGAAATCCGAATGAAGTCACCTTTTTGGAAGCCGCTTAACAGCGGCTTTTTTTATGGCCGAAACCCAGCCCTGACAGGAATTTCCTGCCGGGGCTTTTTTGTGCCCGCAGTAACCTCCCGGAAAAGGTAAATAACCTATGAATGAAGCAAAACCGCAGGATGGCAGTACCGTAAAGGGCTACCGAACCTTAACACCAGGCGACATTGAAGTAATGAACCGTCTGAAGGATGTAAGCCGCCACTTTTTAAACTTGCTGGACACGGCAAAAGAAACAGGTGCAGACCCGCGGTGGGCGGCAATGGCTAAGACAGAAATGCAGAAAGCTTGCATGTTTGCCTGTCGCGCAGTGGCTCAACCAGACGACGATTGCTAACCATTACAGGGAATCAATATGAACGAGCAGGCTAACAAAATTCTTTCTGACCTGCTTCAGAAAGCCAGCAACGGCATTGATGCCGCTGTTTCCTTCAGTCAGGCCCAGTTACCAGATGTTATCCACCAGTTGCTCGTCTGGAACTTCACTGTGAGCCTTATCTTTTCTGTGCTGGGCATCGTTATTTTTTCCGGTGCGCAGTATGTTTCCTGGCGCGTTGTTAAACACCTCCGGCAGGAGTGGGCGGGCGATACTTTCATTGAGCACCCTGAGGTGATGTTCTTGTTGATTGGGTGGGTCTTCACTCTGGTGCCGCTGATGTGGGTTGATCTGGCCTGGCTGAAAATCTGGCTGACACCAAAGCTTTACCTTATTGAATACGCTTCGCACCTTCTTAAGTGAAGAACCCTCCGACAAGGGATAACGGTTAGCACTGCTGTGAAGCAGCGCGACATCGGTTTAATGGAAACGAATATGATCACTATCCCCTATGCCCCAATGATTGGGGGTAAGCATCGCGGCATCTGGGCGCCAGAGGCCGTTACTGTTGGCAGGATCAAACCAGCCCAACAGAATGTCGTAATTGACCTGACCGCCAGCCAGCTTGATAGCCGCCTGACTTATACCGGTCCCGCCCACAGCTATCTCGGTTCTGACGAAAAGCTCAGCACCTCAGCAGAGAATGAATGGCCGATTGAATATGTGAATGGCGTAGCGGTTGGACGGCATGAGCCAGAACCAGCGGCAACAAACCTGTTTGGCTCTATCATGCTGGAGAATATGACCAGCCTGCCTGGTTCTGACGGATTTACAGAATATCGTGAGTCTGGTTCCGGATCTGTATTTCACCGGACTCAATTTCGGACGTCAGGCGCTCTGTCAGGGAATATTACTTACTCTCTGATGCTCATGCACAGGGGGCGCAATAATCTGGCGTTTCGTGCCGGCTTCTTGGGTAATACATTTCAAAACATCGGAATCAACAACCGGCAGGTTGGTTATGTAGGAAGCGGCTACGTTTCTGCTTCAACAACAATCGTGTCGGATGAGACGTTTATATTCCGAGCTGCATTCCCGTACTTCGGAGCTAATAACGGGTTATTGACATCGCCCACATCCGTGACGGATGACTCTGTGCCGACTGGAATCACTGATACAGCGGTAGGGTTCAGTGCTGCTTATCCACAAATTGAAGCAGGCACGCTGGCAACATCACCGATTATCTCTGCTGCAGGAGTGCAGGGTAAGAGGGCGGCATCTTCTGTGTCAGTACAGACAACAGGCTTCTCATCGCTTCTGCTGCATTTCAGCGACGGCACCACCACGACACATCAGATAACCGGCGATACATTCACCCTGCCCACTTCAACAAAGAACTGGGGCGAACGCTACATTCAACGGATTGAGATGAGGAAATAACATGGCTACTGAATCAGTAACCCTGAATGACGATGAATACGTGCAGATTACTGACGGCACGCAAGGCGTATACATTCAGGTCAAGACTTTGGGTGGTGGCATGTTATGGGCTGACTCACCAACTAAGCCAGTTCGCGGCGCCCCCTGTAATGAGCAGGATAAGGAGTTGGTTGCCGGAAGCGGTTTAACAATATGGGCCCGGTCTCGTTCAGGTGAGATGAAAATCAGCGTTACTCGCTTCACTGAATAACAGGAAAGAATATGGCAAAACCGGATTGGGAGGCCATTGAGCGCGAATATCGTGCAGGCGATTCCTCAATCCGCGCTCTGGCCGAAAAGCATGGTGTTAGTGACACAGCTATTCGCAAGAAAGCAAAGGCAGAGGGATGGGAGAAACCTGCAAAAGTTCGCACCGAGGGGCAGGATGAAGTTCGCATTGCGAACCATAATGCGAACCTGCGAACCAGCGCCGAAGAAATTATAGAAGATGAGAGCCTTGCTGACCTGCTCCCCGTTGATTAGTACACCCCGATGTTAGTAATGTCTTCATAAGCCACATGAGGACATCCCCATGAAGAAGCGTTTTTCCGACGAACAGATCATCAGTATTCTCCGCGAAGCCGAAGCTGGGGTACCCGCCCGTGAACTCTGCCGCAAGCATGCCATTTCCGATGCCACGTTTTACACCTGGCGTAAGAAGTATGGCGGTATGGAGGTGCCTGAAGTTAAGCGCCTGAAGTCGCTTGAGGAAGAGAACGCCCGCCTCAAGAAGCTGCTCGCTGAAGCCATGCTGGATAAGGAGGCGCTTCAGGTGGCTCTGGGGCGAAAGTACTGACGACAGACCAGAAGCGGGAAGCTGTGGTGTTGATGTGTGATGCGACCGGTCTGTCGCAACGTCGTGCCTGCAGGCTTACAGGTTTATCCCTGTCGACCTGCCGCTATGAGGCTCACCGTCCGGCTGCTGATGCGCATTTATCAGGGCGCATCACTGAGCTGGCACTGGAGCGCAGGCGTTTTGGCTACCGACGCATCTGGCAGTTACTGCGCCGTGAAGGCCTTCATGTTAATCACAAGCGCGTGTACCGCCTTTACCACCTTAACGGGCTGGGCGTAAAACGCAGACGACGTCGTAAAGGGCTGGCAACAGAACGTCTGCCGCTGCTCCGTCCGGCGGCGCCCAATCTGACCTGGTCGATGGATTTTGTCATGGACGCACTTTCCACCGGTCGCAGGATCAAGTGCCTGACCTGCGTGGACGACTTCACGAAGGAGTGTCTGACGATTACCGCCGCATTCGGGATTTCAGGCGTTCAGGTCACGCGAATTCTGGACAGCATTGCACTGTTTCGAGGCTATCCGGCGACGATAAGAACGGACCAGGGGCCGGAGTTTACCTGCAGAGCACTTGACCAGTGGGCTTATGAGCATGGGGTGGAGCTGCGGCTTATCCAGCCGGGCAAGCCAACACAGAACGGATTTATTGAAAGTTTTAACGGACGATTCAGGGATGAGTGCCTCAATGAGCACTGGTTCAGCGATATAGTTCACGCCAGGAAAACGATTAATGACTGGCGGCAGGATTATAACGAGTGTCGTCCACATTCATCGCTGAACTACCAGACTCCGGCTGAATTTGCAGCGGACTGGCGAAACGGGAAATATGAAGAAAAACCAACCGACATTACTAACTGAAGGTTGTATCTAATCCTGGGGGCAGGTCAAAAGTATTAGCACAAGATCTAAAAACCATTGGTATACAATTAACAGCTTACGGGGTAGTAAAAGTTGAAAGCTTAAAAACAACCAGTGGAAGGAAGTCTGTTTTCTGGACTTTAACTCCTAATGGTAAAAAAGAGATGATAAAGCTTAGAGCTATTCAAAATAAGGTGACAAGTGAGGAAAGTGCCCCCTCATCCTGACAGGACAGAGGGAGCCTAAAGAATATTACCCCATTAAATCAGCCACACTACTCGCTTTAATGTGGCTGTATCTGGCTAACATGCTAATACTCTTATGCCCTGAGATACATTGTAGCTGTATTGTGTTAAGCCCCTTCTCTGCGTATCTGGTGATGGCTGTATGACGCAGAGAATGAAAGCACACCCCATGCACATGGCTTTCTCTTGCTGCTCTTCTGAAAGCCTGTGTAACAGCGTATGGCGTGAGAGTGAACAGCCTGCTATTAGCCTGTCTACCTTCACACAACTCTCTCAGGAGTGTTAACGCGTTAGAGGAGAGAGGAACATCACGCCCTTCTCCATTCTTAGTTTGTTCATCTGACAGATGGATAACACGCTT